TTTTTAGCCTTAACGCTCGCCTTACCAGCGGGCGTTTTCTTTTTGTCTTCTTCTTTCTGATAGTAGTCGTTCATGTAGTGAACGAATCCAGATACGTGCGCTGTTGTGTTTGTAATTTTTTGACCAGCGCGAACTTTACTGTTATTGTACGTCTTGACACGAAGTAGCAGTTCTGAATCTTTATGAAAAGCATCAACTGCTTCGCGAGGTAAACTTTGTAAAATTTTTCCTGCTTGCGAAAGGATCTTATTGAACTCTGCTGTTTCAGCAGCAGTGAACGTAGCTGTTCCGCTGACGTCCTTATAAGTAGCATCGTCCATCCAGATCGTACCCACTTGATTCAGCTTTTCTACGATTCCTTTTCCGAACGACGCTTTCATAGATTCGAACGAAGCGCCTTCGTATGTTGTATGCCACACGACGCCGATGCTTGCTTTTGATATAGTTTTACCTAGAGCAGAATTCATAGGAACTGCATACACGATTGTATTTGGTTGGAATGTGTAATACTTATTCCCTTCGATTGTTTCCGTGCGAACATCACCCTTCGTGAACATGAGATCGCCTTGGAATACACCTTTCGTAATTCCTAGCTTCTTAAACTCGCGAAGAGCAACACTGAATTTTGCAGCTAGATCGCCTTCAAGATCAGCGTCGATATCAGCTTGTGTTTTATAAACTTTAGGATTCTTATTGAAAATGCCTTTCTTCGCGACGAAAAACTTTCCATCGCGTGGATCAACACCAGCGAAGATAGCAGGAGCACCATCCCACTTTACAGTAGCAGCGATCTTCTTAGTTGTATTTCCTGCGAGCATGTCGCGCGTCTGTGAAAGGAAAGAAAAGATTTGCTTTGCGCCATCTACGCCTGCATTGAGAATCAAATCCTCAATGTGTTCCATGTGAACATTCTTTTCTTCCGACAGATAACTATGAAATGACTTCATGTCTGAATACCAATCTTATCTTTTAGGCGATATCTTCCATCTTTATACTTACTGCTCTTGCTTCTTATGTAGATATCTTTTGCATCAAAATTGCTTATGTTCTTTCCGCCTGGAGGCGTTACAGAAGCATATGCCTCGAACACAGGTATACCAGAAGAGTCTATAGAAAGTTTAACATAGTGAACTTGTGATGTTATGGCGTCGATGAATAGATCTCCGAAGTCTAATGCTTTTGGAGTTTGTTTAGATGCGTTTTGAATCACATACTCGAAGTATAGAACTATATCAGCCCAGTTAACTATCTTACCGACGCCATGTGTTTTTCCATATTCTTTAAACTTCGTAGATTCAACGATGCCTTTGTATGCAGTTCCGCGATATGGTTTTGACGTTTTCTGACTTACACTAATGTTGCTAGAAATATCAGCGAATTCTTTTTGGAATTGAGAGTACGATGGTATCTTGTTAACTTCGATATGTTTGTTCATTCTACTTTTCATTGCTGAAGGAGCGTTGTCTTTAAAATATGACAGTGCTGCAGCTGGTCCACGCAAAGTGTTTTCTTCTTGTAGAATTTTAAGTAGATTGTACTCTAATGTAGATTGTAGTTCTTTTTTTCTTTTCGGAGGTATAACTTTAGATTTTTCTATGAGAGAGATAACGTCTTGTGGCTTAACTGTGTTGCTTGTTGCACCAGCAATCTTAGCAGAAATTATGTATTCATCTTTACCCACATAAACAGAGTAATCTTTCAGTGGTTCGTTTGCTGCTGTTGGATACTCTAATGAGCCTTTGGTTTTGAAAGGAACTTTAGAATAAAATTTCTTTAGCAACTCTTGTTTGACTGTAGCTATTCCTCCAAGAATTTCACCAAAGTCATTTTTAATGAGACTCATCTGTCCATTGATTGCGGTTTTATTTGCGATGTAATGTTTCTTTATCTCTTCTTTAGATTTTGTTGTAGGATTGTCATAGTGTTCAACTAACAACTCAAGATAAGTTCTAACAGGATCTTTTGCTTTTTTAGGTATATTCGTGTTCAACTGTTTCGTAACGTCATCGACCGAAACGATTTTGTTTGTAACAATCATATCTTTAGGTTTCAAAGACATTAGCCGTTATACCTTGTGATTCGTCCATCTTCGTGGATGAGGAATGCTTCGAAGCTGACTTTAGGAAACTCTGTGTGAAGCTCGATGAACTTGTCTAGATTGGCTTTCGCATCATCGAACATACGAACGATGCTATAGTTTCCACCTTTCATCTGATCGCGAATGATTTGTTTCTTAGCTTCTGCGCCAGGAGCTTTGATATTACCAGCGCGATAGATATGAACTTTTCTAGTATCAAATCCATACTTCTTAAACGTATCAAGGAACAGCTGCTTATCATCAAGATCAGCACGAGCTGTAACAATGATGATACGCTTATCTGGGTGCACTGAGAACTTGTTGATCAGCTTCTTAGCAGTTTTGAATACATTCTCGATAGGTTTGGCTGTATCAGCGAATATCTTAGCTGAACGGAACTGAGCAAAGTCAAACTCTTCGCCGTCTTTTAGCTTGTAGACATTGAATTCAGCTGGAGTTAACTTTTCAACGACTTTATCAGCTTTCTTCACCAGAACCTGCGTCGTCGTGTGGAACAGAGTGTCGTCGATGTCGAAAATCGACAGACTCCCTGCTCTAACGCTCTCTGCGATATATTCTTTGAACTTTAGCACAAATCAATCTTTTTGTTCGTAGTTTTCCTGAATGTATTTTTCAGTTAGTTCTGGAAAGTTTTCAATAACGTATTCTACGAAATGATCCATGTCGATGTCTTCTTTCGAAAGTTTCTTTACTGCGGTTTGAATACCAACCTGACGCTTTCTCAAACGAGCAAGAGCCTCCCGACCTTTCTTATGGTCTGGGCTATCATAATCGATTTTTTTTCTAGCTTTACGAGCTGCATCATTTCTAGCTGCAGCTGCATCCTGTGCTCTTGCGTGCACAGCAGAAGTTTTCGAAATATCATAGGCGGCTTTACTTGTATATGAAGCCAGAGTTTTTTTAGAAAGCTCATCGACTTGTTCTACAGATTCTGCTACAATCTGTTTTCGACCTGAAGGTGTTAGAATATAAGACATCGCTATTCCTCTTTGGATGTTATTATCCAACCCTATTTATAAATGCAAAGGGGAGCGGCACCACACCGCTCCCCGACTCATGACAAACAAGCACCTCCTTAGTCATGAGCCAATTGTTCGACGAGAAGTATTGCATGACCTTTCTTTATCATATCCAAGTGTCTTGCAACGCCCCTCGAAACATCTAGATCAACGCCCTTGATAAACGGACCACGATCGTTGATTCTCACAATCACTGACTTTCCATTGCTGGGATTTGTTAGTCTAAGCCTCGTCCCAAATTTAAGACTACGATGAGCCGCAGTCATTCCTTCTGGATTGTAGTTTTCTCCGTTTGCGGTTTTCTTACAACATTCATACCATGAGGCTTTTAAGTGGTATGAACTGACGATGCGCGGCTGTTCTACAGTTTGAATCGAACAACCGCACAGAGTGATCATGAGGATCACTATCGATGCGATTTTGCGCATTTTCTATTTATAAAGTGGTGCTCGCGGAGGGACTCGAACCCCCGATCAGACCGTTATGAGCGGTCGGCTTTAGCCACTAAGCTACACGAGCGTCGTAGTGGGATTGAAGCGATTCAAATCCACCGATTACATCGTTGTTCAGAATGATGTATGGAACTGTGCGAACGTTGGGGAATTGTTCCGTGAACTCTTCGCGCGTGAGCTCACGGCCGATTTTGAACTCTTCGTATTCGTCACCTTTTGCTGTAATTAGATCTTTAGCGCGATCACACCACGGGCATCCATCCTTACTATACATAACGAATTTCACTTGTATAATTCTCCAGTTTTTTGTTTGAAATGATAACCATGGGCATCACGCCATGCTTTGAAGATTTCTTTTTCGTGCTTACGAGCATCAACTTCCCACGGCAGATCCCAATACTTTACACGGCCTTCGCCTTCAACTTTAACCAACTTGTTCTTCCATCTACAATAGTCTACTTTGATAGCCATATCTTTGAGCTGACCAGTAGCATACTGTCTAATGTGAACGATTTCGTGTGCAAGAACGCGGAATAGTAATCTGTCTTTTATGTGATTGCATAGTTCCATATCGAAGGCTCTGGGTTTGTGATTACTATCTTCCCAGAAAACTGATGCGAAGACTGGAGTGTCTTTGAGAGATTCTTCGAAGTGAATCTCGAGTTCGATGTTGTTAGCTAGTCTAGATCCTAGGGCGTATCCTAGCATCCATCTTGCCGCTTCTTTAACCATTTTTTGTTTTTTTCGTGTCCCGCCAGTGATGTGAATCATGGCGGAGTTTTGAGCGTATTCCAAAGCCTCTGGGATCATGGCACCTCCCTTTTTGCTTATTGGACTATCATACTCTAATGGCTTATCGCTGTCAAGAACACTCTTATTTAGGGCTTCAAAACTTGAAGTTGTTGAATTTGGCTTTGGGCTTATTACGTTCACGATCTTCCATCCCGAACTTGGTATTATCCATAACGGCGTCAGAACGCTTGGTTTTGCCACCGCGGCTATCGTCGATGATATCATCTTGGGCAGACTCTTCCAGATCGAACATGCGCATCTTCACGCGGTCGACGCCAACGAAAAATCTCTTGTTTTCGGATGGATCGCTGTAACGATTTTTGAGCTGCTTGACTAGGATTTGCCCACGCTCATCCATATCTTCATCGCGAACGAGCGCAATCATGAAGTCGGCAGTTGCGGGCAAACCGAACGACTCTGAAGTATCTTCGAGTCCAGGATCGTTGTTAGAATATCCTGATCGAGTCGTTTGTGTAGCTGACACGATTGGAAGATTGCGCTCAACGGCCAGACCACGAAGTTCTTCTGCAATAGACTTGATGTAGGAATAGCTGTTTACGTTTGAACCAGGCTTGATGCGTGAAGAGCAACAGATATTCAGATAGTCGATGTAGATAATATCAGGAACAAAGTTCCGCTTGAGATTCAACTCATTAAGAACATGGCGCAAATGACCAACGTGTGCAGAAGCAGTTGGATACTCTTTGATAATCAACTTGCCTGTAGTTTTTGCTTTCAAACGAGCAATCTTGTTTTGATACAGTTCGCGAGGAAGCTGCTTGATATCTTCTGTTGCGATATTCAATAGATTCGCGTCGATACGTTCTGCAATCTTTTCTTCAGCCATTTCCATTGTGACGTAAAGAACGTTCTTACCCATAGCAAGATTAGCTGCTGCGAAGTGACACATCGCAAGAGTCTTACCAACACCCGTGCCAGCGAGAATAATGTTAAGAGACTTACGAGACAATCCACCACGAGTAATCTTGTTCATTAGATCAAGATCAAAAGGCAGCTTTTCTTCTGTGCGATGATAGTATTCGAAACGCTCTTCGAAGTCGTCGATGAAGTCGTGACCAATGTGGCTGTCGAACGAAACGCCAAGAGCTTCTGAAAGAATTTCAGGGATAGAGTTCTTGGTGCGATTCTTATCTTTGCCGTCAAGGATAGCGATACTATCCATGACTGCGTTGAACACTGCGCGTTCTTGACAGAACGATTCAGTTGATTCGAGAAGCCAATCCATAGTGACTGGCTCTGGCTCGACAAGCGCACGAACGAGTTCCATCGAACGCTTGTGTTCTTCTTCAGTGAGATTCGTGCTTGACTCAATCTCGATCCCAATCGCTTCACGAGTGGGACGAGAGTTATACTTTGTCATGAAGTCAGTGATTCGCTTGAACACAACACGTTCTGACGAATCACTGAAATAGTCTTCTTTGAGAAATGGTAGAGTCTTGCGGGCGAAGTCTTCGTTATGAACTAGATTCTTTAGAATCGTCAGTTCGATCTTCATTCCCAATCCTTCCTACTTGCTTCTGTAAAATATCAAAAAGAATAGACGCGATAGTATCTTCGAAACGAGACTTGATCTTATCGGTCAACATTTCTTCTGCGAGGAACGATTCAACGATGTGATAGTTGAAATTAAGAAGCGCCCCACCGTCTTCAGTTTCTTCACCGACCTTCAAATTTTCATAGTGATAGACGATTCCTTCGAACTCGCCTTCGCCAATTTGAATGCAAATGAAGTTGGGTACATCCTCACGTTCAATATGATTATACTTCACTGCGACTGGATTGTCAACGACGCTTACCATTTTGTACCACCTTGATTCCCATGGTATAGTTTTCAGCAGCCGCTTCAGCCCAGCTTTGACTTTTACCAACATACTTTTCTGTTAGAATGTATTCCTCGTTTTCAAAGAAGTCAACATGGAAGTTCCCTTCATACTTATGAACTTCAGCGCGTTTGGTTTTATCGTCGCTGTGATATTCACTGATCAGCATCTTCTTTATCCTCCGAAAGAATTGCTCCGTGAGCGATTGAGTAACGTTCCTTGATGTATGTGGCGAAGTCAGTTTCCTTGAAAACTTTCTTCCAGAAGTCTGCGTTATCTACGATATCACCAGCTCTCATATTAGGAGCAAGGACTTCTCCTGTTTCTTTATCTACCCTAGCATACCAGCCAACTTTAGGCTTAGCAATATAACCGCCATCAATAGCCACGTCCAGTAGACCGCTCCACCGATTAATACCTCCCTCATAGTTGACTGTAATTGGGATCTTAGACTTTTCTTTGACATAGCGTGACTTCTCCACGTTAATCACAAAGTGATAACCCTGAATACCATCAGAGTCTTTATCTTGCTGACGACCTAGAATCCAAATGTTATCTGAGCCATAGTAAGATCCAGTACCGCCACCAACGATATCTTTGGGGAACATACCGATTTCCTTATAGGTGTGATTGACCACAACCATAGGAATATCTTTCATTGTCAGATACGGAGTGATCATACGGAACAGCGACTTGAGCTGCTTCGCACGAGACATATCCGCAACTGACTTTTCGTTGAGCGCATCTTCAACTTCCTTCTTAGAAGCAAGATTACCAATCGAGTCGATGACAATCATAACATGCTCACCGCGCTCAAGAGCAGTAAGCTGTTTCATAATATCGAACTTCAACTGCTCCACGTCCATGACTGGCGTATGAACAACTGCATCAAAAGGAATACCGAATGTATTGAAATATGCTTGTGGTGTACCAAACTCTGAGTCGTAAAAGAGAATCACGCCATCAGAATACTTCTTGAGGAATGCAGAAGCCATGAGCAACGCAAAGCCAGTTTTGAAGTGCTTGGATGGACCAGCGAGCATTGTGATGCCTGGAACAAGTCCTCCATCAACAGAGCCAGACAACGCAACGTTGATCATAGGCACGGTCGTAGGAATAACATCCTTCTTGGTGAAGATCTTGGAATCTTCGAGCGTAGCAGTAAAAGCGATGGTTGAATTCTTAATCAGTTTTTCTTTAAGTGACATTTTTCACCTCCAATATCATTGTATCGTAAACCCTCGTAGTTGTCAAGACTTCTTTTCGATTGTGATTGGTTCCCATAGATCGCCATCTGTTGTGACTGCTTCTAGATTATCGACTTCTCTTCGTAGATCCTTACTCCCAGCGATAATAAGCAAAACGGCTAACGGATCAATGACTGTAACCAGAAGCAGAATCATCATACGAATGGCTGCTTCTAAATCTTTTTCGCTCCCCTCGCCATAGATCAATTCAGCCACATAACGAATGGGACCAACTTCATTCTTGATTGCTCGCGTGGATTTCATGAGTGGAGCCTTTTCATCGAGCAGAGTATCAATGTTCTTTTGCGCGTCTTTGACTTCAGCAGCAATCTGATCGCGCTCTTTCTTTTGTTGATTGCGTAGCTGTAATGCAGTTTGTGCGCGATTGTTTCTGTCGATGATAGCGTCGATAGCCTTATCCATCTGAGCTAACTGCTGCTCCGCGCGTGTGATGCGCATGCGCTCGCGCGCGAGACTATCATCGATGCGTTCTATTTTAGCTGCTACATCGCCACTTGGTGCGACTTGATCCAAGTGTGCTTTTGATAGGAAACCAAAGATACCCATGCTGGTAATGAGCATAAGAATCAAAAGAGCAGAAGTGAAATATGCTTTCATCAGGAATGGAATATACTTCCAGTTCCTATACAGCCACGAAGCGAGAATGATCTTACCAAACTCTAGTGTTCCGCCGAGTATGATAACTGCGAAAGCAGCACCCGCGAAGATAGCAACGAGACCTGTTACTGAATACCATGCTGCGACAACGGAGAGTGCGATCCCCGTTATCATGATAAGCCAGCGATCTAAATTAAATGTCATGATCGATATTAGATATCTTTCTACGCCCTATGGTTTGATTTGTGCGGGCGCGGATGTAGGCGTTTTCCCAGGTCCAGCACTCACCTGTGTCATCTTGAAAACAAACCCACATCAGATCATTTTCCATACCATAGTCGATAATGAAATGAGCCATCGCCCTACCCTTTGGAGTCATAATCGGGATAGGTGGATTCAACTGTGTCATACTCATCACAAACCTCTTGTTGTTTTCAATACCTTGTCGAGCATTTCCTGACACTTATCTTTACGATTAGGCCAGTGAATGTAAGCCTTATCAGAAGTTTTGATAAGATTGTTCAGAAGAGGAACGATGATAGCTTCTAGCGTTTTGATTTTCTGCTGAAGCTCTTGTTCCTTATCACTAAGAGCTTGATCTTTAGCATCGAGTTCTTGAAGAACGTCTTGCTTGATTTCATGCTCATCGACTCCAGTGAAACCGAAGTCGAAATCTGCGTATTCCTGTGGAACCTTGATACCCATTAGAAAAAATCCTCAAGTGTGTTTTGTTCTTTAACAGTCCAGTCACGGCACACGTCCATGACCCTTTTGCGATTGTTGAAGTTCAGTCTTGCGTTAGAAAGAACTTCACGTTCAAACAGTTTATCAATACCAGATCCGAGCTGCAAGTTGATGTGCTTCTTAACACCACCAACTTGTTTGAACTCGGGGAATGCTTCGACCACATGATGCTTCTGATAAGGCTGATTCAGTTCATACCAGTCTTTACTCATAAAAAACTCAGCCACGCTTGGATCAAGATACGGAGCAACGAAACGTTTCTTGTTCAGCTCTTCTGCGATCCGTTTGTGCCACAGATATCCAGCACGGCTGTTAGCACCAAAGTAGTCCTTACGAAACTCGTCGAACTTTTCTTTCGTATGCTTATAGTGGATGTTCGCTTTCTTAGATACACCGTAGTACCCATCAGCAGCCCATCCACTTAGAACTTCATGCTCTTTGATCTGCGGGTACACATACAGAAACGGAAAGCAACACTCGAAGTGCGTTTTCTTTTTGCAATGCACTTCTTCTGCCAGTCTTATGAAGTCTCGCTCTACGTTGTTAGTAGGGACTACCACAACGTGATAATCCCATCCCATGGTCTTTGCGATATCGACTGCTTTCTGTGAATCATACGACGGCTGACCATCTAAGTGAAACGTGTATGCAGTTATCTTCTTTCCAAGCCGATGCGCAGCAAACGCAACGGAAACACTATCTACTCCTCCCGATAGAAGAACAGCTACGCGATCATCATGAGACTTCGCGTGCAGTTCTTTCGTTAAGATACTATCTATCACGAAAAGAAATCCTCAAGTGTGCTTTGCTTTTCAGAGTACCATCCAATTACATGAAGGATAGCATTTAGTGGTGCCATGAATGCTTTTTCAAACTGTGTGTCGTAATCAATATACTCATCGAGATTGAACTCTGACGGTAAACTCGAAAATGCACAGATCACGTTATCATGTATTGGGTTTGGCATTTTGAGATACGAGAAGCGAATCTTTTCACCATCTTTGATGAGCTCGTATTTCTTTTGGAGCTTCAGCTGCTTTACTTTGTTGTTATACAGTAAAGCACCACGAACGTGGATTGGAATGCTCTTCTTTTCTTTTTCATATTTAGTTAGATCTTGAACAGAACGCGGAAAGGCGACTTCCTCGAAGCTCAATCCATAGAACTTAGTTTTGAACTCTGCGATGAATTCATGGAGAGACTCTTCACCTTGTGTCATGATGATATTCATAGCATCAATAATAG